TTGGCGTAGGCAACGTCCAGGGCGTCACCGCCGATCAGCATCAGTTCCTCTTCCGGCTGCCAGAGAATGTCGGTGATGGCTCCGGCGGAGGGATCGACCGTGTAGATGAGCACGTCGTACACCGGCCCGTGGTTATCGTCAAGAGTGAGTGTAAAAGCGCCCGCCGTAGTGGGCGCGGCGCTGAGAGCGCACGATACGGAGATAATGCGGTAGGCATGGCCCACCGGCACGGTCATGGTGGTCGCTATCGCCGCCGTGCCTTCTGCGAAAAACTTGAAAACCGAGCTGCTCATTTGGGCCCCCTTCTGAGCGTCAGGTAGGGGAGGGCAATGATGCCCTCCCCGATAGGTTTAGTCCTGCAACTGGATGAAACTCAGCTTTTTGATGATGCAGGTGTTGGCGGCGATCTCGCCTTGCAGGAACTCGAACGTCAACCGCAGCAACTCGTCGTTGCAAAAGTTGGCGTCGGTGTCGGCTATGGTCGCCATCAGCACCGCGTTGGCGTACACGTAGACGTTGCCCCCGGAGTAAAGGAACTCCAGGTCCACGTCCGTCGCGTCCGTCATCGTGTTGACCGCCGTGACGGTTTCCACGCTGTCCTGCTCCAGGACAAAGTTGACGACCGCCGTCTCGTCCACGGAGCGGAAATACAAGCCGTCCGCGACCGCATCCAGGCAGGCCGTATCCGTGACGCAGAACCCGGCCAGGAAGTCGGTCTGGTCCACGTCGTTGATCTGTAGCTTGACGCCAAAGTAAGTCGGGTAGCGGGACGCAAAACTCACGTTCTCGCCCGCCCCGCCCAACTCGTCGCCTAGCTGCAACTTCACCCCGTCGTTTTCCGCGGCTTCCGCCGTCAGGAGGACGCCGCCCCCGGCCACGTCGGTATGAGCGAACGTGGACGCACCAACAAGGGTGTTGACAAACTCGGTCGGCATCCCGGTCGTGTTGTCCGTGGGACAAGCCGCCGTGTTCATCCGGTATTTCACCACGTTCGGCCCCCAGGCGTCGTACCAGCGATGCGTATACTCCGCGTCCCGGCACACCAGGGAACTGCCAATCTGCTCTAATTCTGTGCTCATTGGCTATGCTCCTTTATGCGTGCGACGAGGCGGTCCAGTTGGACAGCATCGCCTTTTCGCCAGCGAGGTTGCAGATATAAACCGGATCCATCATGTGGAACGTCGCGCCGGTTACTGCCGTGGTGATGTTCGCCGCATTGTCCTGCAACATAATGTACAGGTTCGGCCCAACCCATCCCGTAGAGGCGGTAATCGTGTCCACGATGGCGATGTCCGCCGCGTTCTCCGTCCATATTTTACAATCGTGGATGTTGACGCGGTTGCTGGCCGTGGTCCGCAGATCGATGGCTCCGACGGCAAAGTTCCCGTAAATCGCGCATCCTTCGATGTGGCAGTCGTCCGAACCGTCAAGGGCAATGGCGCTGTTCGCACCCGCCGCCGCTGCCATCGTGAAAGTGCAGTCCTTGATGTGCAGCCGGTCGGCCCCGTCCACGGTGATGAGCATGTCGGTCGCCTGGCCCACGCTGTCCCGAAACTCGCAGTTGTAGATCGTCCAGTCCGCCGCACTCACCTCAAGCAGGCCCGTCGTGGCGTCAATGCCGCTCAGGAACAGGATGTTTTCAAGCCAGCCGCAGGATGCCGCCAACTTGAAATCGCCCGCGATGGCCGTCGCCGTGAATGTGGGACGGTTGCCGCCCCACCCCAGTCCGATGATCTTCAGGTTGGACACGTCCACGTCCACGGCGCTATCCGCCGCCAGGTTCTCGACGTGCATCGGCAAAAGGACGAACGTGTCGCCGTCCTCCACCGCCGCGTGAGAGATTCCGTAGTCGAGCGTGGCGAACGGCGCGGCGGGGCTGCGCCCGTACCCGACCCCATCGGTCCCGCTGACGCTGTGGACGAACCAGATGTTGTTGGGATGCTCGAACATATTTTGAGCGACAAAGTAGCCGCCCACCTGCTGGCGGCTAAAGAGCGCCGTCCAGTTTGTTGCGCTGCCAGGGTATGGCATTGAAATGCTCCTTTTGTTTGGCTATCCTGGGTTCAAACCATTGTTAGCCCATAGAGGCAGCGGGCGCGTCCCCCGGCCCGCTGCCCGGCGGATTCAGTCAGCGATCACCCGGTTATGCGATGGCCGACCTCGGCGTCGCCTGCGGCTGTCGCGTCTGGATGTAGTAGACGATCGACACAAAGTTGGTCGCCTGTCCACTGGACGCCTGGGTAACGCCGAGCCAGTCGTAGGTCGAGAGTTGCGCTGCCACGTCCGACGGATCGATCTCGATGACGATCAACTGGTTGGTCACGCCTGCGGTGCAAGCCATCGAGGTGGCCGCCGTCTGTGCGACGAGCGTGTCGGTGGTCGCAACGTCGGCGTTTTTCCACCAGTTGGCGGCAAACGTGATCGCCGTGGTGCAGGCCGCGTTGGTCGCGCCGACGACCGGCTGAAGCGTGGTCGCGTGCGTCACGGCTTGGGTGTACTGCGCCACGATCCAGACCTTGATCGCGTCTCGCAACTGGATGTTGTCACACGTCTTGGCCCCGTTGCTCGTCTGTGGAGCCAACGCCGTCACGATCTTGAAGTGTTCCGGCAGTGTTATATTGCTCATTTCGTTACTCCTATGTCCTGCTCGCCAACGCGATGAACGGCGACTGTGTGACCGTCGAGTTGAACGGCGTCAGGGTTGCGTTCCACTTGCTGATCCCGTCGCATCGGTAGACGAAGCGGAACACCGTCTCGTCGTACACAAAGCGAACGTGGATCGAGCTGGCCGATTGCATCCCGCCTTTTTCGATCATCTGGTACTCGTTGAAATCGAGAAGCAGAATGTCGCCCTGCGTGCCCAGCGTCTGGCAGTATTCCGACGCGATGAGCGGACGGCCCATCAAGGTCGCGTATGGCGTCTGTGACAGCCCGCCCGGTGGCTGGTACAGCGCAACGCCGCCCGTGCCCACGCCGAGGTTCATCTGGTAGAGCTGCGGTTCGCAGTCCTGGTTGATGAGCCACACGGCATTACGCCGCGACGGTGCCCACAGCCGGGACCACATGTTCATTATGTTCTGCGAGACGATGGTATCCGCCGCCTGTCCCGCTTCGATGGCCTGTGTGACCAACGCGCCAGAGGCGAGGATGCCTTGCGGCATACCGACGCCCGTGCCGCGAATGATCGCGTCCTCCACGGTGAACCTCAACTCTTCGGGCAGGTTGTTCATAATCCAGGTCTCGAGCGCCGATGCGTCCTGCAACAGTTCGTCGGTCGCGTAGACCAAAGCGACGACCTTGTGCAGGCGAAGCTCAAGCTCTCGGAACTCTGGCTGCGAGGCTGTCTTGGTGCCGCCCTCAGCGGCCCAGTATGCCCGGATGCCACCACGACGGGAGCCAGCGGCCCGGCTCGTCTCGTTCACGCCGTAGAAGGTCATCCCGTTCGAGCCGGGGCTGATGCCGACCATATCCACGCGCCGCAGCAAGTCGCCCACGTTGTACACGCGCTGCATCAGGCTTCCACCCCGGTCGGTGTCCACGAGGAACCCGCCCTGCGCGCCGATGCCTTCATTGAGGCCGGTCTGCTTGTAAGCGTGGGCCGTCTTGACCAGCCCCCCGACGAACTCCTCGCCGAGGGCTTTGGTTATCGAGTAGCCGCCCTCGTCCATCGCATCGTTCGACACGAGCGATGGCAGCCTGTCATCCATCACGTTCAGGGCCGCGTTCTTGACGGCCATCAGGAACTCGCCAAACCCGGTGAATGGCTTCGCCTTGATTGCCTTGTCTGCCTCGTCCTCGACCACGACCAGCCCGCTTGCCTTCGGCTTGTCGGGTTCCGGCGCGGTGTCCTCGGCCAGCGTCATCACCTTCTTCATCGCCTCGGCCCGCTTGGCGTAAGTCTCGGACTCTTGGGTCAGGGCATCAGCCTTGTCCAGGTCGGGCTCGTCCGTTTCCAAAATTGCCAGCGCCTCGGTCGCCTTCTGGTTCGCGAGGCTGCGCAATTGCTTGTAGTCCATTGTCATTCCTCCATGAGAGAAACCAAAACGTATTGGCAGCGCGCCTTTAGCCTTGCCGCAGCCACCGACGCCGACCGCTCATCTGAATCGGTCGCATCCTCTGGTGCCGCCTCTGGTTCGCCCTCCGGTTCTGCCTCTGTATCGTCAGGCACCGGGATACCCAGTGCCTTGAACGCCTGCAACTCGTTCGGGCCGAATTCTTTCATATTGCGGAACTCCATCGGTTGAACCGTGAACGTGTCCCGCTTCAACGGCCAGCGAACGATCTTGCCGTCCTCCGTTTTCTCTACCTCGTCGGGCACGGCTTCGGACGAACTGCCGATCAACCCCTGCTCAATAAGCTGCTCTACCCACCGCACGTACTGGCTGCGACGGTTGAGCACGCGCTCTACCCACAGTCCCCGGTCGGTCGCCTTGGCCGTCTTCCAGTCCACGACGCCCAGCACCTCATCAACCGTCCGCTTAGTCTCCGGGTCAACGTCCTGCGCGTGTTCCCAGTCCACGAACACGACCCCCGACTTGGTGTAGGCCGAATCGAACACGGTATCGGGTGAAAACCATTCGCCCTTGCTGCCGTCCGGGTTGATGCGCGGGCTTCCGTAGCCTTCCAGGTCTCGCGTGCCCCACAGCACCAGATGGTTGCCGACGCGCAGTTCGTCATCGGTGCGGGAGACGGCTTTTAGTGCGTTTGCTCTGCTACTGTCAAGGTCCGGTCCCGTGTCCTCTATGCTGTCCGTCACGGGCGGATTGTCCTCGGCGGTCGTGTCCGTCGCCTTGTTCTCCCGCCATTGCCGGTAGCATACAGCGGCTCGCTGCTN